CTTTCATCATTATGAACGAAAACATTCTAACACAGTACGCTACACCTCCCACTAATCAACCCCTAAAAACAGCGTGGTTAGTGGCGCCACCAGCATCTGGATCAACCTGGCTTTCACGCATGTTGATCTGGTCGTTTAGATGGCGGACGGGACAAATAATACCACGAGGGTTCGCACGGCGCGAACAGGAGATATCCATTCCGCGAGGATGGGATGCAATTCACGATAACGTGTTTCTTCCCCATCATCACTCAAAGGCAAGTAAACCCACTATGGCGTTCATCAAAGCATATCGAGTGAATATGCTAATTCTCACTCGTGATCTCGCCGACAACACGGTCGCCCTAATCGACCATCTCACCAACGATGGTGTCGGCATACCCAACGGCTACATACCATTGAGCTTTAAGAAAGAAAGCTTTGATACCCGAGCTGAAATCGTAATCAGCATGATATTACCCTGGTACATTAGCTTTTATGCTTCGTGGGCATACGCCGAGGCTGACGAAGGCATTAAACCCTGTTACATAAGCTATGAACGACTTGTGAGCGATACAATGCCGGAGCTTGCACGTTGTTTAACACACTGCAACGAACAACGAAATGTGAACGTATACAATCTTGCAATCAAGAAAGGCGCCGAACGCGAACAAACACGTTTCAACAAAGGCAAACCAGGTCGTGGTGCAAACCTTCCCACACAGGATCGCAAAGAAATATTGCGATTATGTGAAATACATCAGGATCCAATAATACACAACGCCCTAACCCGAATACTCCCATGCGCACAACAAGCGGAGACCTCGAGCAGCGAAACCTCACCAGGTTCAAACGCTGGTACACCTCCAACGTCGGAGCCTGGACCGAACATCTCGCCGATGCCTGGCGCGAATATTACAGGACAAGCGGCCCAGTGATGCCCTCCGGATATTCAACCTTGCTGCGATATTTAGCAGCCGAACAGCATCTCGCCCTATGCAGCGGACGTTTAAATAAGATGCGACGACTACGCATCAAATTACATCATCTGCGAATGAGGAGACCACTACCTGAGCTCTCCGTGCCTTCGCAAGCGGTAGAAACACATCGCCTCGAACGACATAATCAAGCTCGCCGGCGTTTGATACAGCTAATACGCCGACAAAAGCGTCTAAAGAAGCGACCAGTCTACAAACGGAAAGGAAAACTCACTGTACAACCAGGACGACGAAAGCTACGAATGGTCATGCATTTACCACGAGTACGCGTTATGGATAAAACAGCAGGTCCTGGGATTGTGGCTAGCCATACAACACCTACAACTCCTTCATTACCTTGCATGTTAGCGATGGCAGCAGCATGGTCCACACACACAACACCAGGTCCAGTTGGCGTGCCGTTTTCACGGTTCACCGCGGCTGGTGCAACCGGCACTGCCTCTGGCTCGTGGACAACCACACCAACACCAAGCGGATCGGAAAATCAAGGAGCAGATGGCTATGCTTTAACAACCATCACTCACGCCTCAAGTACACCACCGGTATGTAATTACCTGGTAAGCATTCTCTCAATTGCCGCAAGCAACAAATTCACGGGTGCAGTCCTGGCAAGCAGCACAGGTTCAGGACTGCCCATCGTAATTGCAAGCATACGACTAGGTGTGGTATTATTTACGACTACCTACGCCTTCAGCGTTACCAACTCAGGACCAATAACCCTAACAATAGAGGTAATCGCCGCACACGCCACGCCAAATCCGGCTGCCGCTACCTG